GTATAATCTTGTATTATGCGATTGATTTTAAGTTGAATTTTACATATTTCATTTTATAACTTCTAAATATATTGAAAAATCGTATTCAATATATTTTTACTAAAATAAATTAAAGATTAAACCAAAGACCAAGAGGATTTACTCCGGGGCCAGTGTATGTTTTAGTCCATGTTTGTGTGATTGGATTATAATCAGCGACAGTTCCATTAATATCAATGACACCTAAACGGAAATTAATTGTTGGGAACAATTTGAGCATATATTTTTGCGCATATGTGAGAATTCCCGCATTAATTTCAATCTCTTTTTGATTATTACCACCTAATGTTTGTGGATATCCACTGCAACCAAGAAAAGCCCTTATCGCCCCACAGTCCTGATGATTTAGTAAATATACATTTGTAATTGGTTTTAAAGTGAGTGCAATTTGTAAATCCTTCACTAAACTATCCCGTAATAAATCCATATCGCTGTTATAAGGATTACAAGAACCTTTTGGGCATAATTTACAACATGAACAACGATATCCAAGAGGAAGCGCAGCACCTGCGGTTGTCCCTGCGAAATATAAATCCAATAATCCAATCTCAGTAAAATAATCCGCAGTTAGTTTATCATATCTGAAATCAATACAGAATATAGCAAAAATCGGATCACCAACCATACCTATTATAATAAAATTATTATTATAATCTATATAAATAAAATAATTATTTCACTTAATCATTCATTTTCTCAATTTGATTTTGATTAAACAGTGTGTTTTATGTTTATATATTCGTTCAGAAACAAATCGCAACTCAGTTATATACAAATACTTAAAATCATTTATATATATTTTTATAATGGATAATATTGTCAATTTTTATTTTGGAAATAGCGAATCGAATGAAAGAGTTCTATTTCCTGAATTTGTATATGATGATAAGCGAGTTGTATCAAAAATATATGTAATTTATAGATTGATTGGACTAATATTTTACTCAATGACATTGACTACCTGTTATAATATAGAATTTTACATTGGTATAATTATCGCGATGTTTCTCTCGACTATAAATAATGTCCGTTATGAATACGCTCATATGAAAATATATGGAACTATTTTTCCATCAATTACGGAATATGATACATGGAAACGAAATCAATATCCAAATTCAAGAATATTTTTTTCAGCAATTGAATTTATAATAGAAATTATATATTTTATAAAAATATTTCCACCTCATTTAGAATTTTACAATTTATGTAAAATTGGAGAAGGAACATTAAAAATAAATATTATTTTACTTTTTACTATATATATTATACTAACCGTTTTTTCATTATGTCTTTTATTATCTATGTGTTTTTATACTAATCAAAATCAAAATAGAGAATCTAATCAGAATTCTTTACAGATTCCAATTATATTGAATACGAATCAGACAGATGAATGTTGTATTTGTTTAGATACGGATAATACTTGCGCATGGTCCATATTACCATGTGGTCATAAATTTCACCATTCTTGTGTTTCCACTTGGCTAATCTCACATCGGACATGTCCTATTTGTAGGCTTCATCTTATGCGTGTTATATAAAATATTTAATTTATAATTTCTATTATGAATAAATATTATTATGTTTTATATTTAACCTAAGAAAATTCATGTAATGGTTTTATCGCGCCGTATTCAATAACGTACTTCTTTGGGAATAATCCACTATTATAAATACTTGGGTCGTGCGACACAATTATACATGTTGCCTTACTTGTCAATTCACCAATCATTTCTAAAACAAAATTCTTGTGATATTGATCGATCGCCGCGGTCGGCTCATCCAATAAAATAATAGGATTCTCTCTAAAATAACATCTCAACATATAGATAATCTGCTTTTGACCACCACTGAGATTATCGCCATATTTTCCCGCAATTGTGTCCAGACCATCAGGTAGAGATTGAAATACTTCCATCACACTCAAACCTCTCAATTTTTCTCGGATTTGCGCTTTTGAATACTTTGTTCCAAAAGCAATATTTTCTAAAACAGACCGGTTGAATAATTTCACATTCTGATGAACGATTGATATCCGATTCCGCAAATATTCCTTCTTTAAGTCATTGATATTAACACCATCTATCAATATTTCACCTCCGGATGGTTTGTAAAATCCGAGGAGTAATTTAAGAATCGTCGTTTTACCACTCGCATTTTTACCAATAATCGCGACATTTTCCCGTGGATTCGCGACAAAACTAACATTTCGCAGAGATTTTTGAGAGCTCATTGGATAGTTGAAACTGACATTCTTGAATTCTATTTTACCAATTATATTGTGGTTGTCTATATGTCCATCAAAAATAGTATCATCTATAAGAGAGCCCAAATATCTATTATTCTCCTTGATAATTCCCCAAAAGACGAATATTTCACACGCTCTCGGAACATTAAACCGGATTTGTTTGAGAAGGAAAATAAGGATAATTATGAATGTTATAGTCAGCGTGTTAGAAATAGCATCCTTTTTGTAAAGGTAAATAATGAATGCGACTAATACACAAAATATGACTAAATTAAGAATACCAGAAATATAACGAATATTCGCAGTATATTTCATTTGGTTGCTATGAATATTATCAAATTTGGAATGTTTTTCATTTATTCTGTCAGTTTCTTTATTTATTCTCCCAGATGTAATTGTGCTAAACGAATTGTGAAGTGAATCATCAATTTCATCTATCAATATATTTTCATCAGTCTCTTTTGTTCCAGCTTTCCGAATATTATTCTGACTTATCGCAAAGAAAATGAGAATATTTACGGTAAATAATATTATCGCAAAAATTCCTAACTTCCAATTCATTACTAAAAAGAACAAACAAACACCAATAATAGATATTGCCATTGGCATAACGGTCCTGTTAAACTGTTCAAAAAAGAAGGATAGAAAATTGGGGATTTTTAGCAATCTTCCTACAAATTCGCCGTTATTTATGCTTTCATAATTCGTTGATATTTTTTTGTATATTATGTCAATCATTTGAAGTCGAATATCATGATTCATTTTCGGAAAATAATAGGCGTCATATCTTTCTTTAACGTAGCCAATACTTTCAAGAATTACATATGCTATTATAATAGCTCCAATCAAGTATAAAATGGAATTTATATTTTTTTTAATGTCGCCAATTTTAGAAAATATTTTACCGAATAAGAACCCAAAAATAATCATTTCAAGTGGATAGTAAACTAAAACAAATATAATATTTATAATCGGCCAAGTTATATTTTTTTTGTGAAAATCAAATGATGCTTGAAATAAATTCATTTTGATATCTATTATATAAGAGATATAATATATTTTGGAAAGTTTATAATATGTTTGATTATCCTGAAATTTTATATTATTCCTATATAAAATTTCAGAATTTTAGGATAAATTATTCGTATATAAATTTATAAAAAAATATATATTATAATATATGAGCGCTTCAACTGATTCAACTCGCAGTGGTATTCGTAGCACAATTAAGACCGGAATAAATATCTTTAATCAAGGTAGAACCGGTTCTACAACTGAAAGAATTGTCAATAGAATAAGTGGTCCAAGTGGCCTTAACATGTCGAGCCCAAGTAATCATCGTAATGATTTAGGATTTCGCGCTGGAAATGCTATAAGGACTACTATTTCAAATTTGAGAAGATAAAAATATTATTACAAATTTTTATAATTTTTTGAATAAATATAATCAATATAATTTTTATTATATTTTATTTTGACTAGGACTCGCAAAGAAAACTTTTTTCGTTGCGGATATTTTCGTTTTACATATCGGACAATCCTTCTCAATTAGAGAATCATAGCATTTTTCGCAAATACAAATGTGATTACACGGTTCGAGTAATAGCGTGATTGCGCCATCGTAGCAAACGGAACAAATCATTTTTGGTTCTTTATCCTTTTCTTCTTTGAACACACTAATCGGTTGCGAATCACTTGACAAATAACCGCCAATTTTTAAGCTTAAAATGACTTCTTTATCATCATCAATCGCCAAATAATTCAACAAACATTTATCTCCATCCGGAACAATGAATTTCGGATAGAGATGATGAAAAGTGTCTGGTAGAGAATCATATAATTTCCTTTTTTCTTTGAATGAATCACATTGTTCAAATATTCTATTCCACATATCAAAAGGTAATTCCATTTTATTATTTTATAAGTTTTAATCAATAATTTATTCAATTTTTATATCTCAAATATTTGATTAGTTTTTATTGAAAAATGTGTGATTAAACTCCAAGCGACTGGATATCTCCTTTACAAACTGGACATTCCTTCTTTTTTTGAAGCATATTATAACAAGCTGAACACATTATCATATGCGAACACGGTAAAAAACGCAGATTCTTCTTGTTTGAATAACACATTATACATTGTTCTTCTTCAACATCCGTCTGTTCTAATACGAGTGATTGTGGTAATTCTAAGCCAGCCACGCTCACAATCCCACCAAAAACAAATCCGATATCGTCCGTCATCCTCGCATAATACCCACGGTATCCAATTCGTGCTGCATTATTGTCGCAAATGCGAACCCGCCCACCACTTCCATCATTCCTCTCATAATAAACGCTATTATTATCATTCCGAGAAATACTGAAAATAATATTTGGCGGTAGTCCATCGATGTCAATTTCGACAACGTCGGCGGCGCGCGTGTTCGCCGGATAAGCGAGATATGTCGAATATTTTGAAGCGTAAGTCTTCCGAATCTTATTATCATACATGAAATCGTAATAGGCCCAAATTTGGTAGTTGCGCCCAGCATACCAATCAGTTGGATTCGCATCAACTAAAAAGACGCGGACATCCTCAAAGTCGGCGATTGGATAAACCGCGTCTCCGTCCCTGATAAATGTTGGTAAATAATGGTCATTATTCGTTCGATAAACAGTTAGGACTCCGGTAGAAACCGGCTCCTCTCTGCTATACATCGGTCGATTCTTATAATTTCGAAAGGCTTCGCAATAGTCCGGATTAGCATATGTCCAGCCGTCATTATATTTAATCTTGATTAACATTTTTATATATATAGTCAGTTTCTTTTAAGTTCGATTATTTATTCAATTTTTAGCAAATTACGCAAGACGGATTCATATTTGACCAAGTAGCGCCTCTTGCGTAAATTATCAAATCGAAGATGTATTCAGATAAACCGGCGCGTGAGCCAGTTTTCGCGATATTTTCTAAATCCCATTTGATTTCAATATTCCGCGCGATGTTTTCATCCGTGCTCGGCGGTAAAATGTGGAAATCATCAAGGCGCGATATTCTTCTTTCGTCAATGTCTCTTTCCGTCATTTGATAATTCAGGAAATTTGTGATAAGATTATTATTACAAATGTATTGATAACCGGTTTCTAATTTGTCGGTTGTTGTCATTTAAGATTTATAAATAATGCTGGAATTGTAAAATAAATATTCAATTTTTACTTCCATAATTTTACGGTATTATCGTGGCTTCCGGTTGCCAAAAGGGGCGCATTTGGATGGAACGCAACAGAATGAACTTCGTAGCGGTGTCCCACCAGAGTCGCCACACAAATCGCTGCTGTTTTGTCAGAGGATAACTGCCATAATTTTGTAGTATAATCTTTGCTACCAGTTGCAATAAAGAGACCATTTGGATGAAATACAACATATCTAACTTCTTTATGGTGTCCTTCCAGAGTTGCTACACAAGTAGCTGTCGATTCATCAGATCCAATCTTCCACAATTTTACGGTTTTATCGATGCTACTCGTTGCCAGAATGGGCTCAGTTGGGTGGAACACGACAGACAAAACACTGTCAGTGTGTCCCACCAGAGTCGCCACACAAATTACAGATGTTCCATCATCTGACATCCGCCACAATTTCGCTGTATTGTCCCAGCTACCAGTTGCGATTAAGCGTCCAGTTGAATAAAACGCAACAGACAAAACCCAGTGGCTGTGCCCAAGAGTTGCCAAACAAGTTACAGTTGATCCATCAGGTCCAATTTTCCACAACTTCGCTGTAGTGTCGATGCTACTGGTTGCCAGTATGGGCTTCGTTGGGTGAAACACAACAAAACGAACACTGCTACTATGCTCTTTCAGAGTTGCCACACAAGTTGCAGACGTTCCATCTTGTGAAAAACACCACAATTTTAGAGTATGGTCCCAACTGCCAGTAGCCATAATCAGAAACTTTGGATGAAACGCGACAGAATAAATAATACCTTTATGCCCATTCAGAGTCGAAACACAGGTCGCCGTCGAGGCGTCAGGCGATATCCTCCACAACTTGACTGTCTTATCATGACTACCGGTTGCCAAAAGGGGCACCGTTGGGTGGAACGCAACACAATTGACCACGTCGCTGTGTTCCGCCAGAGTTGCCACGCATTTAACTTTTTGAAAATAGTGTTGGCGTGATAAAATTCTTTGAGAATTGCTTCTTGGATATCGAATATTCCCAACTAATTTTTTAGCAAGGATAACTGCTAAATGAGATTTCATTATTAAATCATTTCGTTGTTTCTTTTTGATAACAACATCATATATTGGTTGTGGTATAATTGGCTGTTTTTCAGAGCGAAACGGGAAAAACAATTTAAGTTGCTCTCTGTTTGTCTGAAAAGCCCATAAATATACTGGCGATACTATTAGTTCTTCCATTTTATTCTTTTTATTATTTAATATTTTTTTAATTCAATTTTTATAAATTTTATAAAAAAGCCAAATTCTCAGTCTTATCGGTTCTACATGTTGCCAAAATAGAATGCCATATGCTCCAAGAAAAACTGGTTCATCTCTTCTATACATAAGTCATTTTTATAATTCATGAAAGCATGACAGTAATTAGGCTGGATTTTTTGCGAAAACCCATTTTCCATTGATTGAATCAATGTTTTAATCAGAGGTCGTCAGAATAATCGCAATTGTTTAATTTATTAGAAGTGCAGTAATATCACGGATTGAATCCCTGAAATATTGAGAATTTTTTTGTAATTGTAATATTCTTAATTTTTCTAAGTTTTCTTCACTTACGACTCCTCTTCTTGAAAAAATAATTTGTTCTTCACCTGAT